TCAGGAATCAGATAAGAAACTGCTTCTTCAATAGGCTTTGCAACCCCTGCGTAACCTGTTCCTAAAATGTACTCTAGGACGTTTCTGTCACCAGTGTCAAATTCTTGTTGTACTTTATTGAGACCAGACACATAGTCTTCAAGACCACGACCTAGGGCTGTGTTTGATAACATCCCCCGCTGTTCCATTATGGAGTAGGCTCCTCTTGACCCATGTTTGCTGTGCCATAAAGCAATCCTGTGGTTACTGGGGCTCTCTCAAGTGCTCCTCCTGCTACCCGTCGGACGTTAGGAGTCGTTAAACCGTATGCTGTTAGTCCTGCCGCCCCAGTTGCTAGGATGCCCGGAGGAACATCAAAGGCTCGTCCTCCTTGCTCAGATAATCCTAAAGCACCTGCTACCAAGAATGGATGACGTTCAGCAACACTTGAGGCTTTTTGTACTAAGTTCCTAGGCAGTTGTTTAGTGTTTGCATAGGAAGCATTGTCAATTGCTTCAAGTAAATGATGTTGACGTTGCATCAAGGCTTTCATATCAACATCATCAACCGATTGTTGCATTAAATCGTTGTACACGTCTCTAAACTGCTTGACAATTGTTCGACTTGTTCCTGCGCCTTCGTACAAATTATCCCCAAAGGTTTGTGTGATAATCCGATCTAAGTTTCTACGAGCTTGCAAGAGTTCAATGGGTTTGCCTTTGTAGTTCTTAAGAGCACTCTTGTTTAATGCTTTAATCCGTTTGACAATAGATGCTAGTTGTTTATCATCAGCAAACTCTGGTTTCTCAGCAATCAGTTGTTTAATCTTTATATCTAACGCTTGATTGATTGTCTGCAGAGGAATAATTGTTTTTGCTTGTGATAGTTCTTTTTGAATTTTAGTGTTTAAATGACGCTCTGCAGTATTGAGTTTTTCAAGTAACTTAGGTAACTTAGTCCCACCAGTAACCCCAGGAAGGCTAACTACTGTGTTTAAAATGTCTTCATCAAAGTTTGTTTGGAATTGTTTTTCTGGGTCTCTACCAATTTCTTTGCCCCGTGCTTGCCTAGCCGGGGTTGTCTGGTCTAATACTTTTGGAGCAAGACCTTTTTTATCAGCTTTGATAGCACTGGCAGACAATTTTTCTCCAACAATTGACGTAGGAGATTTCATAAATTGTCCTGCTCCTGCCGCAGTATCAGCAATGTTTGCTACCCTATCTTTTGTCAAAGGGTCTAAGCCATCCCAAATAGTTAATAACTGTTGGGCTTGTTCAGTATTCATTAACGCAGTACCACCTGCGGCTAAATTTTCTTTAAACAAACGCTCCCAACGATCAGGAGTTAATGCCGATAATACTGTTAAAACACCTTCGCCTGCAACTTCAAAAAATGCACCCATTGAGTTAGTCACTCGACTTGTATAATACTCAGGAGCATCAATAACGTCACTCATGTATGCTTCACGCATACGTTCTCCACGTTCATAACGAGGTTTAAGTAATTCTCCTGAACGCTCAAGAAACCCCGGTGATGTCTGAGGTATTGCTTGAGGGGCCGCAGGAGGTGTAAATGGAACTGGAACAGCACCTGCAGGTAAATTTAATTGCATATCTGTGCGAGATTGGTCTATTCTAGGAGCTACCGCACCCTTAGGTAACGGCACTGCACCTTGTGGTAAGTCATCATATGTTGCCATATTTAAATATCCTCAAATTTCTGAATAGACTCATTCCATTGAACAATTTTAGTACCACCACCTTCAACAGGAACGACAAATTGTTGACCGTCATAGTACATCGGGTTAAACACATTTTTAACTCGTTCACTGTCTGGGAATGCTTGGCGGGCCTGCGCTACTCCTCGTTGTTGTTGTTCAAAGGCTAAAGTAGCGTAGTATTCGTTCATATTAATTAACGTCCGAATTGTATCAGCAGTTAAAGTAATATCTCCTCCTGCCATTCCTTCAGCAAACTTACGGTCATTATCGGTAATAGACTGTGCCGTACCAAAGACTCCTGATGCCAATAATGCTACTGTTTGTCTAGCGGCAGTCTTAATAAATTGTTCTGTATTTTCTACTGTTTCAGAATCAATTGCTCCGATTTGTACTAACAATTTAGCGGCAGGTAAAGCAACATCTGCTAACGCTCCTGTTAAAATACCAGAATCTGCAAGCTGTCGCATTTGATCTGTAGTAACAAATGTTTTACGAGCCGATTCGACTGCTTGGTTATTTTTAGCGTAAGAATCAATGTAGTATTTCATTGCTTCTTTATCGACAATTTGTTCTTGACTACCTTTGTATACAGCGGCGGCAATTTCACCCGGACTTGTGGGTTCATACCGTGGCCCTCTAGAAACTTCGTCAAAAGATTGAGTGTCAGGATTCCATTGCTCTACTACTTTTTCATTTTTGTCAATACGAGTACGAGTTGTCGGTGGTTTTGCTTCAAAACGAGGAGCTCTAGCAATTTCTGTTTGTGAGCCATCATTGTTTATGCGGTAAGTAACAATTTCGGCACCTTCTTTTACTTCTTTAATTGTAGGTGTTGTTACTCCTTTGCGTTGAGCCGCCGCAGTTTCTGCTTGCATTTTTTCTAAAACAGACGCTTGTTGCGCTAACACCAAGGCTGCTTTAGTTAATCCTCGTTGTTGTAGCTGTTGTGCGACTGCTCGCATTGACTTAGGATCACCGGGTTTCATCTGCCTCATAATATTTTGAGTAAGAGCCGCCTGACGCTCCTCAGGTGTCACTGTAGCTTGCGCTAAGGCTTGTCCTGCCTGTGGAGCCCCTGCCGCACTCAATAACCCACCTAAGCCTTGTGAACCAAGACGGGCAATATTAGCAACATTTTCTCCTGCACTAGCAATACCTGATCGAGCAATGTTTGTATATATTCCCGGTAATGCTGTTCGTGCTCCAGTAGGTGCTTGCAGAAGACCTGCTCTTTGAAGCCCTTCAGCCCTTAGTTTTTGCATTTGCTCTTCTCGTACTTGAGAAGGCGTCTTGAGCAAATCAGCAAGTAATGAATTAGCCATTAAAATTCTCCTTAAGCTTGATTTGCAAGAATTTGCATAATAATTTTAGCAACCGCTTCAACATTTGCCGCCTCAAGTTTGGCCGCTGATCCTCCAAGAGCCGCTTCAGCTTCTGTACCTGCAATTCCAAGATCACGTAATAACTGGCTACGACCAAGTTGAACATCACGTTCTTGAGCAGACAGAGGGGCCAACCCAAGCATACCTGTAAGGATTGTTTCTTCTGGTTTAAATGCCGCTCCTAACAAACCACCAATATTAGACAGGCGTTGTGCTTCTAATGCACCTGCAGTTGTTTGAGCACCAAAGATATCTGCAGATTGTTGTTCAGCAATAGCCTTTTCCATTGCTAAAGCTTCAGGTGTGCCACCGTACATAGCCGTTTGTGTGCCTAAGCGTCCTTGAGCGGCTAGACGGTTTTCTAAGGCTAGTCTTGCACGTTCTGTTTCAGGTGCTCGTGTTGCTTGTATTTGTTCGTAAAGCTCACCTGCTGTTGGCCCTGCAGTGCCTGCTAAGGTTGTTGCTTGACCAAGTAATGATTGTTGTAGTTGTTGTTGCTCAGGTGTCAATGTGGTTGAAAATTGTCCTGTTAAAGGATCAATAGCCCCACTTCCAAAACCAGTTGTAATTGAGTAAGGAGTAAAATCAAGCTCACCTAAAGCTGTCTCACCAACAGCCGTTAAATCTGCACCGGGAGTTTGAGATTTAAGATAGTCAATAAGCCCTTGTCCGGTATCATATAATGTATAGGCTACTCCAGTTCCTGCTAGATCAGTAAAAAGACTCATTAGTATGTTCCTCCGTCAATTGTACCGATTGTGGCCGTACCAGTGACGGTTAGTGTCCCCGCTGTAACAGTACCCGTGAATGTTGGACTTGCTGTGTTTGCTTTGGTAGCTACAGCAGTCGCAATGTTGTTGAACTCTGTATCGATCTCCGATCCCTTTACGATTTTAGAAGGATTACCAGAAGCAAGGTCATCCTTAGCCGCAAAGTTGACGGTTTTAGTATAATTGCTCATTAGACAATCCTTCCTACTAATGCGTGTATATCAATTTTCTGAATAGAGAATGGAGCATTGTTAATCTGTGCTTCCAATCCAATCTGTACTACAGTGCCTGAGCCTGAAGTATTTACTCGTGGTTCTTGAATAATAATACTTTCATTATATTCAGAACCGTAGTTTGCGCTTTTAGTGTACAATATTGTTAGTGTTCTTGTCTCGCTTACATCATTATCAACATAATAATATCCATCAGCATCTAAATACACAGGATATTCAGTATCGTATTCTGCTGTCGATTCGGTTTGAAAATCGACTGTGTAATGTACATCTGGGCTACCTTCAACAGTTACTGTAGAGGCTCCTTGGGAGCCTGCAACCGTTGTATTAGACAACCCATATTCACTAATTACATTGCCTTCTTCATCAAAACCATACTTAGACAACACAGCACTACGGAACTCAAAAGGCTCAGTGCTATATGCTGAAGTGTAGTCATAACCCCAGTTAAGGGTTGCTTTAGTATTCTGACCACCAATAATTGTAATGTTGAGTTTCTTAAGGAATTTAAGATTCGACTGAGCCTGAAAGTCAAGATAGGCTGAGAAGTATCTAAACTGATAAGTGTTGTTGTTATCGTTGTAGCCTTTGTACTCTGAGATGCCATCATTGTCCCCAAGCAATAATGTACCGTCTCTTTTGGTACAAAAGGCCCTAGGGGTAATACCAGTCCACAG